GCAGAGGAAAGGAGGTGATCCACTTCGTCGGTAGGTTCGTGGGGCGTTACGGCTACTCCGTATCCACGCCCCTTTTTAATCTCTCCAAAACTTAACATAACTTTCAAACATTTCATACATCCTTCTAAACTCACATTGCGGACAAGCAAAACCGTATGACTTACATCCCTTATTTACCTTTTCTTGTTTCAATACTTTTAATGCCTGAAGAAGTATTTTTCGTTTTTCTTTATCTGACTGTTTAGACATAAATTATTACTTCACTTTCTTGCTTGCCGAAGAAAGATTATTTTGTCGTCCATATTTATTGACTTATTTTAATTCTTTAATTTGTTCTTCATAACCTTTCTGTAATTCTTGTAATTCTTCATCTATATTTTCCTGATTTACAATTATAAGGTTTGAAATCATTTTTTGTAATTTGGGAAGAACAAACTCTTCTACATTTTTTCTTACCGCATCCTCAACAACATAACGCATTTGTTTTTTAATCCATTCATCGGTATAGTTTTTAACTAAACCAGAAAGTTCTTTTTGAAGTATATCATTCGCAGTTCTTTTCAAATATTCAGATGAGTAAGATTTTTCTTTTAATTCTTCTATATTGATATTTCTTTTTATTTCATCAACAATACTATTTTGTATATTTCTTTTTATTTCATCTTTTACTCTATTTTGAATAATGACCGAAGTTGAAACACCAGAAGAGTATGTTTCTTTTTCGAGAATATCTTCAGTAATTTTTTCCAAATCTATTTTGATTATAAGTTCTTTTTCCATATTTATTGACTTATTTTAATATTGATTAGACTAATGTTAATTATTTGCTTCAAAAAATGCTTTAGCAAATCCTTGGGGGGTAATACTTCGTCTTACTTGTCTGTCCCAAACACCAAACGCTTCTAAACGAATATCTTTACTTGCCGGCATATCAAATTTTTTCAAATTCTTTTTATTCCACATTGACGGCTGTGTTCCTCGGTTCGTTCCCGTTTTCATTGTATGTAGATAACTGTTTGTTTTTGCTAATTCTTTCATTTTATCGGTCAATGGAACAGGATTTTTCTTTGGTTCGTTGAAGTTTCCCCACAAAGCTGTTCTTTTTTGATAGCCGTCACCAAATTCCCACGGGTCAAAAATAAACGCTGGTTTGCCAAGAAACTTTTTAAGAAATCCATAATATGGATTTTCTAATGCCCAAAATTGAAGTGGTAAAGTTTTTTTTGTTGTATTTTGTTCTACTTCCATTATTGACCAAATTATATTTAAACAAGCACGGACACACTTCATGCCCTCTTGTAAATCTCTTGGTTTTTTAGCGTTAGTTCTGGCAAAACTGAACATTGTACAGGGTGGCGCGGCGAGAATACCATAAACATTTTCCGGTGGAACATAATCACAAACATCATTTTCGGGTAAAGTAATCAGACGAACATCGTACCCAGCGTCTTTATATGGTTGACTCCAACTGGCAGTGCCACCACATAAATCTAATATGATTTTGTCTTTACTACTCATATATTACTGTGTTATTTTTACCTCAATCAATCCCAGTTTTGAAACACGATTATTTCAGCTTCTTGCTTACCGAAGTTGAGCGCAGTTTGTTTATCTCCGACCCACAAGTCGAATACATCGCAACCATAGCGGTCATTAAGTCGGTCATTGATTGTAAACAGCGTATTTCCAATAGCGACACTTGTTTCGAATGGCAGGCAGTTATTAGCAATGAAACCTCGCTTAACTCTTTGTCCATTTGCCGTAATAAATGGCGTGCTGTCCGTTTGATTTTTTTCAGAGCTGTAAGCTGTGAGCGTTGTTTGGACAATTCTGCCAGTCGGCTCTTTATCACACTGGACTGTGATAAGTCCGCACGGATCGTACTTGTATATTTCTTTTTCATAAGCCTTTGCTTTCGTGATATGTAATAAATAAGCCAACGCGCAAACAACAAAGATGATGAGAATTGAGAAGCAAAGAAGTTCAGATTTAGTTTGTTTGGTCATAAAACATTTCTAAACTTTCTAAATATCCGAGTAAAGAAGCGATTGCTGTTTCGTGATTAAGATTCCCCATATTTTCTGTTTCTTTTACCCTTTCAGCATATTCTTTTAATCCTTTTAGCCAAATGATTGGGATTGTGATTTCAGTTTTTTGGTTCATAGTTTTTACCTTAAATTATAAATCCCAAATACCCGAAGCAAATAGACAATAACAATTACAGCAATGATAACATGGATAATGGTGAGAATTGGTGGGGGTAGTTTAAGCATTCCAATAATTAAATAGAGTACATAGAGGACAGGTGCGAGCATCAATAAAGTAGTGAGTAAAGTAGTCATAGTTTTTTATTTTCTAAAGTTTTAATAATTTTTTCATATTTTTTAATTTTTGTTTTTACCCAAGCATACTTTTTCTTTAAACCCACACATTCACATTCATCTGTAAAATCAGTATCAAAGTTTTGATTACAGTATTCGCAGTTGATTATTGACATATATTTTTATTTTTAACTAGCTTTTAATAATGTAATCGCTTGGTTTATAATTTTTATAGCTTCTAATAAAATTTGTTTTGCTTCTTTGGATTGTAATTTGGGGACTTCCAAACACTCCAATTCTACGGCGTAAGCAATTAGTTTCTCCCTATCGGGTGCTAACTCTGCTTGTTTTTTTGCTTCCAATTCTTGTTTTTGTTTTGCTTCCTCTGCTTCCTTTTTGGTTTTCAATTCCATTTCAAGTTTCATTTTCGCCTCGGCTTCGGCTTTAACTTTGGCTCGTTCAGCTACTAGTTTCTTTTCTTGTTCTGCTCTTTCTTTTGCCATTGCTTTTTCTTTCGCCGCGGCTTCGGCTTTCAATTTTGCGTTTTCAATTTTCATTTTTTCTCTTTCTTCTGCTTCCTTTTCAGCTTGCTTTATTCGTTCTTGCTCGGCTTTCTTTTCCGCTTCAATTCGTGTTTCAAAAGCAATCTTAGAGTTGTTTAATAATTCAGTAAAACCAGCTTCGCTCATATCTTTAAGATTGTACATGGTAATATCAGGAACAAATTGTACTAATTGTTTTTGCCTATCCTCATTCAGTTTTTCTTTTTTTTCTTGTTCTATTAGTTCAAAGTGTTTTTCAATCTTTTCTAGTTCAGATTCTTTGCCGATAGCAGAAAACTTTTGAGCATTACGCCAAGCGTCAACAAAGCGTCCACCCGCCAAATAATATGATTTGGCTTTTTCGTGTATTTTTTCTGTACCTGTTCTGACTTTAACATATTTGAGCCGAAGTTCTCTGGCTTTCAAAATTGTACTTTGTTCGGTTGGCGACAACAATACAATTTCATTATACTCTTTTTCAAGTTCAACCATTTTCTCAAGCATTGGTGCAAAGACAGATTCAATTTGTTGGGCTTCGGTTTTTTCAAGACCAAACTTAGCTGGATTTATTGTGATTAGTTCACTATTTTGATTGTTCATATTGTTTATATTTATACTCTACGCAACCACGGTTATTAAGACGGCGCTCAAAAATGTTTTCTTCTACCAGTTCACGGCATCTGCGAGAAGCGTTGCTAGATTTTTTTCCTACTTCTCTGGCACGGTCTTCAATCTCCGTGCCTGATGTCCAAACTTCACCTTTCAATCTGACATAGTTTTCAATGCGTTTTTTCAGAGACATATTTGTTTATAATCGTTGATTTTATCGCTTTATTTGCTCGGTGGCGAAGTTTTGGGGTATTTTAGGTGATTTCCTACCTTCACAGATTTTATTCACTTTCTGCTTGATTATTTTACAATTATGTACTCCTTCAATACCAGTGTGATGTTTGTGGCAAAGTGGAACGATTGAATAAGCCTCATTACGCTGGCGACCCGCAAAAATTTCGTTATGATGCCACTCAACAGATTGTGATCCGCAGATACAACAACATTTCATAAAAGGATCATCTGCCATTTGTTCACGGAGTTTTTTTGGGATTGGTCGCATACTACATTTGGTTATGCGATTCTTCAATTAGAATTAACAACATTTTTTTAAGTGAGCGTATTGTCTCAATCAAAGTTTTCTCTGCATAACGAGCTTTTTGATAATCTTCGTATTCTTTGGTTACGGAGGCAAGACGATCTGCTTGCTTGTCTGATTCAACATTTTCTCTTGCCTCGCGCCATTTTAAATTATAGGCTTGTTCAGTCTTGATAATTTCCTGTCCGCATTGCCAATAATTCGCGGAGAGAAAAACTTGATATAAAGAAATGTTGTGGGGATCAAGTTTCTGCAATTCTTCCCAGTTAGAGAGCTGTTTAATTATTTCATTGACGCTTTGCATAATCGTTCCTTTTTAATTTCCTCATTTTGTTTATCTATTTCATCTCGACCTGCTTTAGTTTTGCACCGGATACAATACCTTCCTTTGTATCTCTCCCCGCAATGAACACATAAGAAAATTGTATTATCTATAAAAACCATAAATTTTTTATTTACTTAACCAATTTACAAATTCATCAGCGGTTGCAAGGATTATTTGAGTTGTTGCTTCTTTATTGGCGAACAATGTTACAGCGTTATTTAATGCTACTGATCGGGTAATTGAGTTTTGTCTCCGGTCTTCGGTCAAGTCTTTAGTTAGTCCTGCTTCAAAGTTTTGATCTGATGTAGGAGTAGCTTTTTTTGGCGGTTTCCATTTGCAGTTTCGGTCTACACAAGCAAAGAAAGCGTTGTAGGGTCTACCTGTTGTTTTAGAAACTCCAGCTGGAATTATTTTACAAGCACCGTGTTCAGGACAAAGAGGAATAGTCATATTATTTAAAATAAGGGAAGTTAAGATGTTTTAATTGATTTTTGAACCCTTCTATGTTTTCATTTTCAAGATGTTGAATTAAAGTACTAGCTGTCCATTTGTCAATGTTTTTGTCTAACCATTCACTTGTAAGATGATGGTTGTGTTCTACATTCTGTTCTGTATCATAAACAGATTTTATATGATCTCTGAATATTCGTTGACTAATCATCATCCAGCCAATACAAGATAATTGTTTAGGTGTTAGTTTAGAAGACATAAAATTTGATTTTTTGTTTTCTTCTGTTTTATCTTCTTCTATTTGTTTTAGTTCGGCTAGATTTTCTAGCCAGATTGTGTTTGTTGGGTGCGACATAGGTTTATTTATTATTTTTAATTATTGTAAGAGCGTTTAAATTTTCTTGTAAGCTCTAGGAAACAACTCATATTCTTCTTCATCAAACGAACGATCAAAGGTTCGATCCACAATATAATTAAACCTTGACTCAACATCATCTCTTATTAACTTAATTTCATCATCAGTGGCATTGTCTTTTAGCCATACTTCGATTATTTTTGACATAGGTTTTTATTTAGTGATTAAAATATCAAACGCATACATAAACAATTCAATGGTTGTGCGATTATTTCGCCACCCTGAATAAGTATAGAATTTGTACATAGGATTTTAATTAGTTATTTAGTTTTTCTTTTGGTTTTTGACGTTCCTTGTTCCAATAAGGACTTCCACATTCAAATCTTGGGCACTTAATAACTGTTTCCTTTCGTGGAATCCACGTATGACCACAACGTAAGCAAGTTGCTTTAGGTATTTTAAATTTTGTTTCATTCATATAATTTTATTGTTGTTAGCAAGCTTTGGTAGGTTACATAGATATAGTACCACGATACTGGCATACTTGTCAAGTCCCTAGTCCTTATTTAATTACTGCTAAAATAAGCCAATTAAATAAAGTTATCAACAATTACAAAAACGACCAGTAACACCAGTCGTCTCGTATTTCCAGCTATGTGGACAAGTCCGCACCTCCTAAAAGAGTTCGCTGTATTAAATTCATTATATCACAACACTGCCAAAATATTAAGTTATCCACATTTGCCACTTGCAACACTTGTGCTTTCTAATCTATTGTGGTATTATATAGGTATGAAAAAATTTAATTTAATTCCCAATTATGTTATCTCAGGTTGTATACAATTTAAGATTCATACCGAGTAAAATCGGAGGGAACTTATTTATATTTTTTCAACAAGAACACCGCCTTTATTGGTTGGTGTTTTTGTTTTTAAATTTTATCAGTCGCACCTAAATTATTTCTAGTTTATGTACGATTGGTAAAGATTCCTACTTATTCAGGATTGATAACCATTAAATATCATAGCGGAATAAGAGCAATAGCGACCGACCGACCGACCGACGGGGATAACAAGATTGACTATTTCTTATAAGATTTTTTAAGAATAGTTAATCCCCAGAGGGAGGGAGAGAGGGAAGCAGAAGCTGGAAAGGCTATATATGGCTATATATGGCTATATGAAACTATATATGTATAGTAAAGAAGAAAAATTAAAACTAACTAATAAAATTTATGTTACAGAAGAAGTATTTAAGATTCTTAGAAAACAGAAAAGGAAACAGAAAATAAGTATGGCAAAAATAGTTTGTAATTTAGTAAAAGAAAAATTGGTCTGTATAACTTAATATTATGAAGATTCTTAATTTGTATGCAGGGATAGGAGGGAACAGAAAGTTGTGGACTCCTAAAGGCAATGAACATGAAATCACAGCAGTTGAATTAAATCCAGAAATTGCTGAAGTTTATCATAAATTTTTTCCTAATGATGTAATTATTGTTGATGACGCTCATCAGTATTTACTGGAACATTTTGCTGAGTTTGATTTTATTTGGAGCAGTCCACCTTGTCCAAGTCATTCAGTTACTAATTTTTTTCTAAAAGGACAAGGTATTTATCGTTATCCGGATATGAAATTATGGCAAGAGATTATTTTTTTAAAGTATTTTTTTAAAGGAAAATATGTTATTGAGAATGTAAAAAGTTATTACAAGTCGATATACGAACCACAAGTTGTTGGAAGACATTATTTTTGGGCAAATTTCACTATTCCAGAAATCAAGATTGATTATGTTCAGATAGGAACGATGAATAGAAAGGCAACAAAAAAAGCCCAAAGGAAAGCAATTATCAGAGAAGCTCAAATTCCAGAGTTAACTGATTTACACGGATTAAATTTAACAGGAATTAAATTAAAAAATAAAAGACAAATATTAAGGAACTGTGTTTTACCTCAACTTGGCTTACATATTTTTAATTCTATTTATCCACACCCTATACTTGAAAACCAAATTTGTGCTATAATATAAGTATATGGAGGGAACACATAATAAAATTGCCAGCCTTCCTAATCGGATGGGAAATTTCAAAAGGAGACTTTTTTAGTCCGCCTTTTTTGTTTTAACTGAATTTAATCGCATAATCTTGCGTTAAAAATGGTTAGAATAATGACCAATAATTTGAGCGTGTCTCGTTCCCCTCTGCGAGAAGTTGTGTCCTTTGCAAAAATTTGTGGATATAACTTCTTACACAGGGGAATCATAACATTATGAAACTAACAAAAAGTGATAAACAGTTTGTCGCAAATATTTTAAAAGTTAAAAAGTTATTAAAGAAGCAAATATACACTAATTGTGAAAACTTTGAAATAAGATGTATGGGTTGTAAAACAAGACTGCTCCTCAGTTTACTTGATGAATGGATTGATTTATACAAATAATTATTTTTTCTCACTCCGTTATTTGGAACATAGGCTAAATAACGAAGCCTAAACTCTCTATGCCTGATTAGTGTATAGAGGAATTAAGAATCCGGACTTTTCCTTTTTGCAAAAGGAAACACCTTGCTAAGTGGCGGGGTGAGAGGGAAATAAAACTAGGGGCTAATAGCTAAAGCCCTTAAATTAAAAGGGGCGATTAAATCAATCGTTAGATTTTTATTATATGAAACCAAAAGAGGCAACAAACGAAGAGATCGCTTTAGCAACACTTTACGATGAGAGAATTGGTATTGTCGTGGAATTGATGAAAGTTAAAGTTAATCTTGAAATCGCTGAAAGAAAGTATGGTGAATCTGAAATTGAGGAAACCAGCAAGACTTTAAACATTAAGTATAAAAAGGATCAGGAGTTAATGGGATTGATTCAGAAGACTAAAGATGAAATCAAGAGAATGAGATCGCAGATTTGCTCATTTCACTTGAAATTACAAGGTATTGAAATGGCTAAAGAAGCTTTGAAAACTAAAACAGTTTATGAGATTTGTGAAGAAGTTAATAATGAATAAATATGGCTACAGAGCGACAAAAGAGGCTAGTGAAAGAGGTAGTCGAAAACAGTCGAAGCGTTTCTGCCGCGATGCGGAAGGTTGGTTATAGCGCAAAAACAGCTACACATCCTAAACAAGTTACTCAAAGCAAGGGGTGGGCTGAACTTATGGAACAGCATTTTCCTGATAAGAAATTAGCAAAAGTACACGAAGAGGGTTTGAAAGCAACAAGAATTGAAGGAAAAATGTTAGTTGAAGATTATGCCGTTAGACATAAATATCTTGATACAGCTTATAGATTAAAGGGCAGTTATTCTCCTGAAAAGAAACAAGTTGAAGTTAGAGATTTATCAAATTATGACAACGAAACCCTTTCAAAACTTGCAGGGCTTGAAGAAAAAAGCGATGGCGGAATTAGCGAAGAGGGAACTGGCGAAGAGGAAATTGCTTGATTATATTCAGTACAATTTCGTAAATTATCAAATTAATTGGCATCATAAATTGATTATTGAGAAATTGGAAGCAGTAGAGCGAGGCGAAATTAAACGATTGATGATCTTTATGCCGCCTCGAAGTGGTAAATCAGAGATCGGTTCAATTCAATTTCCCTCGTGGTTTATTGGCAAACATCCTGAAAAAGAGCTTATTGCCGCGTCATATTCAGCAGATTTAGCTACAGATTTTGGGCGAAAGGTGAGAAATCTTGTCAATTCAAATATCTTTCAAAATGTTTTTACTGGTGTAACTTTAGCGGAAGATAGCAAATCAGCCGGGCGTTGGAACACAAATAAGGGCGGTTCTTATATTGCGGCTGGTATTGGCGGAGCTATAACCGGCCGCGGAGCAGATGTGCTTTTCATTGATGATCCTCATAAAAACAGAGAAGAAGCGGAAAGCGAAGTAATGCGAGAACGAATCAAAGAATGGTATGTTTCAACAGCTTATACTCGCTTGGCGCCGGGTGGATCAATCGTGATTATGATGACTCGTTGGCACGAAGATGACTTAGCTGGTTGGTTATTAAGCGAACAAGCACTTGGTGGTGAAAAATGGGAGGTAATAAGCTTTCCTGCTATTGCGATAGAAGATGAGAAATTTCGTAAATTAGGTTCAGCGCTATGGCCAGAAAGATACGATTTAGAAGCATTAAATAATATCAAGAAAGTGCTGGGAACTAGGGAATGGCTTTGTCTTTACCAGCAATCGCCCTGCGATGATATCAACGCGGAATTTAAGCAATTATGGTTTAAAAAGATTTCCCGCAAAGAAGCAGAACACAAAAGAGATGAAAGATATCTCACGATAGACACAGCAATTTCCGAAAAGGATTCAGCGGATTTTACAGGTTGGGTTGAGAATTATGTTGATGCTAAAAATCATTGGCATATTTCAGCCAAGAGATTACGGATTGATACAGCCGAATTGATACGATATTTGTTTGATTCTTATGAGATCAACCGTTGGGATAGGATAGGGATTGAAAAAACCGTGCTTTCTGACGCTATAATGCCTTTTTTGAAACAAGAAGAAGACAGGCGGGGCAAGTTGTTGCCCCTTAAAGAGCTTTCGCATCAAGGCAAAAAAAAGGAGTTGCGTATTCGTGGACTTATTCCGATGTATGAACGAGGAATGATTTGGCATATTGAAAACGAATGTGGTGACTTAGAAGGTGAGATGCTGAGATTTCCTAAAGGCAAACACGATGATTTAATTGACGCTTTGGCTTATCAAACACAGTTAGTTATGCCGTCTTTAGTCGATCCAATAAAACAGATTATTTTACAACAAGAAAATCGAGGACTAAATATGTTAAACAGAATGAGATAATATGCCAGAAGAAACAAAAGAAAACAGTGAATTACTTGAAGATGTTTTTGAACGGATTCGTTGTTATGAAATAGATTTTGATACTAATCAGCCCGAAATTGCGCCCGGCTATACTTTTAATCAGCGAGAAACAATTAACCGAATCAATCTTTACTACGCTTCGAAGTTTGAAACGGGCAATAAAGACAATCAAGGTGTCAAATTCTTCTTCAACATCTCTAAACCGAAAGTCAAGAACGCTTCCAAGAACATTGATTTTGATACTAAGGATGTAATGATTAAGGCCACGAATGGCGGTGATCGACGCAAGGCGTGGATTCTGCGTCGTGATATTCACGAATGGATGCGTAAGCGTGGGTTGGGCAAGATCATTAACGATTCTGCCACTAAGTGTGCGCGCTATGGAACAGTCGTAGCCAAGAAGTGCGGAAGAGGCAGAATCTTTGACTTGATTGATCTCAAGAACCTCAAGAATGATCCAACCGCTGAAACATTGCGAGATTCTTGGAAGATTTTTTATCATTACTATACTCCAAATGAACTCCGTCGAATGAGCAAATACTGGGACAAAGTCCGGATTGAAACAGCTATCAAGAGTTTTCGTGAAAATCGCAAAGAGAACTATGTTGATTTTTCTCGTAAAGATGTGAAACAAGGTGACGCGCAATACATCCGAGTGGTGGAATTTTATGACAATGTGCCTGAAAATTGGATTAAAGATGACGGGAAAGAGGACAATTACTTTCCAGCTCAATTTATCGTGGTTATGCCAGAGGCCAAAAGTAGTAAAGACAGCAAAGATATTAAAGACAAAACTGGCCTGATTCTCTTTAAGAATCAAATTAAAGAGGATAATGTGGATGAGAATGAGAATAATGATCTGTTCCGCGAGTGTCATTACGATAAAGAAGATGGGCGGTGGTTGGGTGTAGGCGTAATGGAAGATTGTTTTGAGCCACAAATGATGAAGAATGAGAATATTAATCAACTTATGTTGGCAATGAAATTGGCTAACTTGATTCTATTGGCAACCGATGACCCTAAACTGGGGCAAAATATCCTTCAAGATGTCATCAATGGTAGTATTTTACGGCTTCGAGGCACGCTTCAGCGGGTTGACACCTCTATCCGTAATATGCCTGCTAATAATTCTCTGTCTTTGGAAATCAAAGAGCTTTCAAACCAGCTTTCTAATTCGTTTGAGGTTACAACCGGGGAATCAATGCCTAGCGGAACTCCGCTCGGGCTTGGTCAGATTTTACAAGTGGAAGCAATGAAGTATTTTAATTTTGTTCGTCAGAATTTCACAATGTTTTGGCAAGAGATTTTTAATGATTGGATTATTCCCGAAGCGGCCAAACAATTAAACAAAGCCCATATCCTTGAAATTACGAACAAAGAGGAAATGGAATGGCTTTTTGAAGAGTATAAACAGCACGCCATATGGGAAATGATCAAGAAAATGTTAATGAGCGGCAAGAAACCAACCCGCAAAGATATTGATATTGCCAGCGGACTTTTACAGGAACGGTTTGTCAGTATGGAGGGATTATATTTAGACATCCCAGATGATTTTTACAAGGATATTTTAAACGATGTTGAATGCGTAATTGGCAATGAATCGTTTGATAAGCGCGAACGAATGGTTACTTTGGGCAACATTTTACAATTACTCGGCGCAAATCCAGCGTTGGTCAATAGCCCAGTGTTCGGTCAGATGCTCGACATCTCAGGACTCGGGGAAATTGATGTTAAACTTAAAGAGGAAGGGATTCCTCAGTCACTAACTATGGGACAGCCAAAAGAGGCGGTAGCCCCACAAGCATAATATGGCAGAACTAAAACAAGTTGAATTAAAAGAGGAAGAGTTGGGAGAAAAGATTTTAACAAACGAAGAACTGGCATTGATTGATTCAGTTATTCAATCCCCTGGCTGGAAGTATATCCAAACAGCTCTCAAAGAATTTCTTAATAATCCTGAAGATTTGGTTGATCTTTCCAAGAGAGATGAGGAAATTGGCGCGCAACTGCGCGCGATTAAAGCGATTACATTTCATTTTGAAAATCTGTGTCGTCACTTGAGTTTGTTGAAACCGGTAAGTGAAACAAAAACAAAAGAAAACCGAATGAGATAGAAATCAAAAAGAGGCGAAGTTTGCGGAGCAAAGTCGGGAGTTCCAGTTGGATAGTTATTCGCCTCTCTATTCAGCGCGGACTCTCGTAATGGCTTTCGCAAATGACGAGAGGTGAAGGTGGAATACACCACTTAAATAAAATACAAAGAGATACAACTCTAAAATAAATAACCCAGAGGAACAAACCTCTCTAAAAAAGTACCAATCTATATGGGAGATAACGACTCAAAGGGCGGATTTGATCCGTCAAAAATGTCTGATGACGAACTTAACAAAGACAGCGATTATGGTTTGTCTGATGATGAGTTAGAAATTTTGGAAGACGGCACTAAAGAGAAAATCAATTCTCTTAAAAAAGAGCCGTTTATCAAGAAGCATTTCAGGGATAAGTATCAAAAAACTCTTAAGGAGTTTGATGAATACAAGATAAAAAATCCTGAAAAAGAGCCAGATAAAAAAGACAATAAACCAAAAGGTGATGATTCAGATCATCGTTTAACTTCCATTGAATTAAGGCAGTTGAATAATGATCTTGATGATGAGGATATTAACAAAGCTATTGCAATCGCAAAAGCTGAAAGTAAAAATCCTCGCGAGATATTGTCTGATTCTTATTTCAAACATTATCTGGCTAAAAAGAAAGAAGAAAAAGAGGCAGCAGATGCCACTCCGGGCAATTCCTTTCGCAGTGGACAGACTCTGAACAATACCTTTGAAAATGCCATTAAGAACAATTCATTGATTAAAACAATGGATTCTGACACTTTGGTCAAATTCAAGGCGTACTGTAAACAAAAAGGAAAAGAATAATTAAATAAATATCTCTTTGTATGGCTAACACATTGACAGACTTAAACAAAGAGGTCTGGGCACGAGAAATGCAGTTGGAACTTGAGAAATCTCTTGTTGCGATGCAGATCTGTAAAAAGTCACCCGAAAGTCTTGATGGCGTTGATACAATCAATAAACCGTATCGCTCACGCCACTTGATGCAGACTTATACTCCGGGTACCGACTTTTCAGCCCAAGACCTCACGGGTACGAACGAGCAACTTTCAATCAATCAATATAAGGTCGTGCCAGCATATATTGACGCAGTTGCAAAACTTCAATCTGGTTACGATTTTATGGGTGAATATGGGCGTGATTTCGTAGAAGATTTGAAGCGCGGTATTGATGCCGCGATATTGTCTGATTACGATCAGGCAACCTCAACAGTTTCAGACGGGGATTTTGGCGGAACTAGCGGTGTACGAGTGGCAGTTACTCCCTCAAATGTGAATAAACTGTTCTCACTTGCGGGCAAGAAATTAAATAACCTGCACGTCGGACAAAATAATCGTTTTGCGGTAATCTCACCATCAGTTCTTGAAAATCTTCAAGTTTATACTGGTGGCGTAGGATCTCGGCTTGGTGACAAGGTTTTGGATAACGGCTTTGTCGGTTCACGCTTTGGTTTTGATATCTATGTATCAGCCAACCTTACTTGGACTGGTCGTTGGACTCCAGCTAACCTTCCTTCAGATACCCAAACAATCACTATTGCCGGTGTAACTTTCACTTTTGAAACGGGTACGCCAACTAATGCCGGTGATATCAAATCAGTGACCGATGTTGCGACTACGCTAGATAATGTCGTAGCCTCTCTTAATGCCCCAGGTACTTCAGTTTCGGGAACCTTTGTGGCTGTAACTTTGGCTAATCAGGTTTTGCTTGAAGGTATCGTTGCCACAGATGGAACCACTTATCTGGGTATTGAGCACGTTGGAGGTGGTGAACTGGTAGTGGCCACTTCTGATACGGCTGATCCGTGGTCACTCGAACTTGTTCACTGCGTGTTCGGACAGAAAAACGCGACTGAACTTGCTCTTCAAAGCGCTCCGAAACTTGGCTTTAACCAGAAAGCTCTTGGTGTTGAAGGTTCAGGCTATCTTCACGCTTGGACTGTATTTGGTTATAAGACTTGGTTGCGTAACAAAGACCTCTTGGTCGATGTGCGTGTTTCAACAGTCTAGTAATAATAATCTTCTTGGGGGGTGGGTTTTTCTCACCCCTCTTGGAGGATAACTAATTAAAAATATGACTCAATTCAAAGGTACAAGCGAAAATTACGATGAGGCATCAGGGATGAATGCTGTCTGTAAAACAGGTACTGACTCATCTCAAGCGGTTACGGTTCAATCTCGTCGAGGACGAATAACTTCCTCAACCACAACTCTCGCGGCCGATACAGTTGAAGCAATTACCGTTACTTGTAAATACTCAAAAACAACTTCAACCATTTTGGCAAATGTGCGAGGTGGCGGAGCAGCAGTGGGAGCATTAAGTGTTAATGTCGATCCATCTTCGGCTAATGGAGCTTTCGTGGTTAGGGTAAGAAATAACACTTCAGCAACGGCAGCCAACGCGGCTTATGTCGTTGACTTCTTAATTATTAACGATAATGACTAATCTATATGTTTGATGAAAAAAAATTAAGCGCCAAAGTAGCGCCAGCGGATTGGGGTAGATTTCTTTTTGAGCGCCGTTCAGGGATGCGTGATTGGGAAACAGGCGTACTTATGCCTGCTTATGTTGGTAAAATTACGCCTATTGTTGGAATTGATGAGATGATCCCAGTCGTTCCTGTAGAACCAGAGCAAGCTCCAGAAATCTCTGAATCAATAGTTGAAACTCCAACTGCTGAAGAACCAAAAAAGAGAGGTCGACCAGCTAAATCACAATAAAAAAACTCCTATGCAGGAATATACTATTGCTATCGCGGGTCATAAAATTACCGTTACAACCACAGCAACTTTGTTATCTTCTCTGATTGACACAGCCGCTTCAGCCGCCCAGAGCTTGCCGAAAGATTTAGATGAAGTGATTTTGTTGTGTGAGGACGGCGATATCCGCATTGCCACTGACGGAACGACACCAACCGCTTTACTTGGTGAATTGTTGGTATTGGGTGAAAAGAAGACTATTACAGGAATTGCGTTATCAAAAATTAAACTAATCCGTGCTGGTTCAGCAGATGTCGCTGTTAGTGTGAGAGTTGGATGGCGTGATCCAAAAATCGGTTAATAATTTTAAGACACTATGATTAAAAATATACTCAAGAAGATAATTTTGGCGGGCGTTATCTGTCTTGGACTTCTTGTTAGTGTTCAGCCCGCACTTGCCGATTCCTCTGATTTTTGGAGGTTTTGGAAAAGAACAGGTACGACATTGCTTCCACTCGACGCCACTTGGACATTGGGTTCTTCTGCTACACGAATTGCCAAAGGTTGGTTTAATGAAATTGACATAACTACTGCTGTTATAGGTGGAATTACTTCAGGCACAGTGATTATTGATGTTACTAATACGGAGGCATTATTGGTACGAAAAGACGCTGACGCTGGCGATATCTTTATGGTTGATACCAATGTTGCAGGCGGACAGACAAAAGTATCAAGTGGCACTGGCGCTGCTCCTGGATTGGCAGGTATATCAGATCCAAATACAGGTCTATCGTGGGATGGTGGAGATATTTTGTACTTCAATACTGGCGGTGTAAACAGGGCTTATATTGGATCGGGCGGAACGATCTTTTATGTGCCATTCGCAATGGCGCCAGTCGGAGCCTCTGCAGGAAGTGATTCTAATTATTTCGCAGTGAATAGTCGAACTTCGGTAGGTGAACGACAGATGAAACTTTACAATGAAGGTGATGCGACTACGGATACTTATCGTTTGAAAATCACAAATAATGATGTCGCTACAATTTTCACGGTTGAGTCTAACGGTACGGTACAACATCAAGGACGAGCACAGTGGAAGAAAGGCGCGGATGTCGCAACGGCAAACAGTATTCAAATGGGATATGATGGAAACTTCTTTGCTCTTACTGGGGCGGTGCGGGTCAACACTATTGATTCTACTGGTTGGCAAGACGGATCGTTCTTGGTCTTGAAAGTCGGATCGGCAGGAACAGTCTTTGGCCACGCTACGGCTGGAACTTATGCTCAATTAAAATTAACAGGTAGCGTTAATGCTACTCTTAATGCGGGTAATACAATAACTTTTATTCTTGACGGGAGTTTTTGGAGAGAAATCTCTCGAACTTTGACTCCATCTTAAAATAACATAACTCAATAATATGATGAAAAACATCAAAAAACTACTGCTTGGAATAGCAACCATTGGGGCGTTTGTGTTGTTTGGAAGTGGAGTCGCAATGGCCTACAATTCTGGCGGATACGCGTTACTCGATGAATACGGAAATCTTATCATTGAGCAAACAGCAACAACCGACGGTGTGCCTGTGGCTTTGAGTATTAATGGGGCGGATCATTCAGGGATTACCGCTTCTTCAGAGGCTGCGGGACTCAACATTGATTATTCCAACCAGATGACTTGGGAAACTGGTAACTTTGCTTGGGAAAGGATTGTCAACATTTTACCTCCTACCTTAAATGCCGTTGGAGCTTCTGTTATCAATAATGTTGCCTCTCTTTACATTGACGGCGCTCCTATTCAAGGTACAAATATGTCGCTCGGTACTCGGTATGGTTTATATGTAAATGATGGGAGTATCGGGCTTGATGGGAACTTACAGATTCAACCAACTGCTACGGGAGCTAATCATACTTCAGGCGTGATTCAAATGCGAAGTATAAACAATTCAGCAGATGAAAATTGGATTTGGCTTTGGAACTATGTTGACGGCGTGACTGATAGATATTATTTCAAGGTTGGTGAAGATTTAGGTAATGATTTATTCACGGTTGATGATTTAGGAAATGCGGTGGTAACTAAAAATATCACTTCGGCTTCTACTGTGGTTGATATTGCCGCGCCCACGGCAATTCTTTCTGATTATCAGTTAGAGGGTTGGCAACAAGGTACGGTAATCAATATGGCATACGGTGGGGCTACTTCTCAACTTGCTAGTCAAACTGGAATCAATCTTGATTTTAGCACTAATGTTACGGCTACTGGGTTTGGTTCAGTTGGTACGGTTGTTACTTTGCCAGCTGTTACGAATGTTGGAGCAGGCACTTATGTTTATACTGGACATAATGTAACTGGCGGAGCTTTGGCTCAAACAACTTTAGCTGGTACAAATGTTTGGACTGGGTATGGTGTCACACTACCTGCTACTACGGCAACTACAGGGACAATTAACGCTTATGGCGTGAAAGTAACTGGTGGTGTGGCGACAAGTGGCGCGCAGTATGGATTGTATGTTGATATGAACGCTGATACTGACAGCGCTTTGACCATTGTTCAAGGTACAACTGATTTTGGCGGCGCGGTTCGAATAAACTCTGTTGCTTCCGGTGCTGGTAATGATTCAAACAAACTTTCGATGATTGGCGAAACTTCGGCTGGAAATCGAGCAATGAAAGTTTATAATGAGGCAGATATAGGAACAGACACTTATCGTTCGCGCTGGGATAATAATAGCGATACACAACTAATGACGCTCAACCAATCTGGCGATCTTAGCGTTACTGGAACAATCAATGGCGTAACAGTTGGCTCGGGTGACATTACACTTTCTTCTATAAACCCGACTTTGAGTTTCAAGGATACAAACGCTACCGACAATGATGTTAATGCTTCTATTGACGCTCAGGCGACTGATGTGGGGTCTGGCACAGAGGATATTGATGTGACTTTCAAGCAACAGGTGGCTGGTGTACCAACCGCCTTTATCACGGCTGACGCTGACGGCAGTCTGACTTTGGGTACTTCGGCACAGGGCGTTATTATTCCGGGCGATTTCACTGTTAATGGCACAACCACGACGATTAATTCAACTACTCTTACGGTTGATGATAAAAATATCGTAATGGGTGATGTTACTACTCCAACAGATATAACTGCTGATGGCGGAGGAATTGAACTCAAGGGCGCAACTGATAAAACAATCCTTTGGGATAATGCCAATGATAACTGGACTTCAAATCAAGCGTGGAACATTTCATCTGGTCTTGATTATAAGATCAATAATATTTCTGTTTTGAATGCCACGACTCTTGGTTCTTCTGTTGTTGCTTCATCTCTTACAAGTGTTGGAACCCTGACTTCACTTTCAACGACTGGTCAAATTACTTCCACTTTAGCAGATGGCACTCCTCCTTTTGTACTTACTTCAACAACTAAAAGTACAAACTTAAACGCAGACAGAGTTGACGATGTTCATATCGACGCTTTAACCGATACAAGATTACTTCGCTACAATTCAACTGGAACTAAAATAGAAAACGCAACAGTAACCGAAACATCGGGAGCGCTGGGAGCGATTACTACGCTTTCAATGAATAATGAGTTAGATATTACTAATTCAGGCGCGACACCTATCCAACCGTTGGATATTAACTATGGCGTAACGACTTACACCACAGGAGATATTATTGCCGACATTACTCGCACAGGTGCGTTGACCCAAACAAGTGGAAGCAATACTGGAATAACTGATTTTAATATCAAGCCAACTTCCGCACTGACAAAGATTACCACGGCTGATATATGGAACTACAATTTAGCGAATATATCTTCAGCATCATTGACTTCTACAACCGATACTTCAAGTTTAACAGTTACGGGACTTCACTTGGAAGCTGGGACAGATAGTGATATTTCCTATCGTTCACTTTGGATTGAAAATGGTTTAATGTTGTTTAATCATTCGGCAAGCACGACAGGTACACAGATGATGAGTTTGGGCTACGCGGGAACTTCATACACAAATAATACGGCATTAGTTCAATTAGGAAGATCTGGCGCGATCACTCTTCAATCCAACAACGATACAATGGTTGATTTCAAGGTTATCCCGAATATGGTGCTTACCGCTATGGGTGGCGCGGGTTCAGCTACATACAATGGCGCACAGATTGATATGCGTAGCGTTTCAGTTACAGCTTCAGTTGGAACTACGACTGTCAATGCATTAAGAATCCACGCCGCTACTGATACAGACTCGCAAAACTTGGCTATTAGAGCAACGGGAATGAATACCTTTGATAATTCCTCAACCGCTAATCTCACAGCAACAATCCAGTTGCAAAGGGGAACAAACGGAACTGCCGATGCTAGTGCCACTGTGTCTGATTTATGGGTTGTTCCAACTTGGACATTAACGGGACCGGCCTCAGGAACATCCAATTATTACGGCATTAAGTCAGATTTATCCAGTGTTGGGTATGTGGCTGGTGTCGGTAGTTTAACCACTGCCGCAATTTATGCCAAGCCTGCCAACAATCTGAACACAAATAATTATGCTTTCTATTCAGACGGTAGGTCAAGATTTGCGGGGCAGTTAGTATTTCAGGGTGTTCCCACAAATACAACAGTCATAAGTTTTGACCTTGCTAGTTTCACGCAAGGAACATTAGTAGGTGCTAGTTATACTGGCGCAACAGCTCTTGCGGGCACACTAAAAGGAACTAACTTTGACTTCCGTACTAATTTAACAGCTACGGGTTTCAGTGTTCTTGCCAACGCGGTTGACTTGCCTTCGGTAACAAACACAGGTGCGGGTGTTTATCAATATGTTGGATACGGTGTTGATGTTTCTGGTGCAGGAACACTTGAACAAAACACAGCGACAGGTACTGATATTTGGGGTGGGTATGTTGTGAATATGCCAAATGCCACGGTTAATTTCGCCGGTGCTTCTGTTGAGGCTTATGGGTTAAAAATTGTTGGCGGAACAGCTACGAAAACAGCGGGTAGCCTTACTTATGAAGGTATTGATATAACGATGAACGCTGATGCTGATGTGGCATTGAAAGTAGGAAAGGGTATCTCTGAATTTGGGGGCGTAATCAAACCTGCCACTAATGACGGTTGGGCGATTGGTGTTGCTTCAACCAACGAATGGTCGGATTTGTTCCTAGCTGAAGGCGGAGTGATAAATTGGGATAATAATGATGTAACCTTGACACAGACTGGGAATAGTCTTGCTTTGGCTGGTGGTAACCTTTCAATGGGTGATGACGCTTTGATTGTTCGAGATGTCAATGCTGGACTTACCGCTTCCGTTACTCAAACACAAGGTCAGGGCGCACTCACTGCTGAAATTAACGAAGTGGCGACTGTTGCTACTACGAATGACACAGTTACTCTCATTACTGCCAGTGTTGGACTTTGTCAGACAGTCATCAACAATGGCGCTAATACGCTTCAAATTTTCCCTGCTAGTGGTGATAATTTGGGTGCTGGCGCAGATACTGCTACCACGCTTCCTGCTGGTCAGAATGTTCAGTATTGCGCGTTTGATACTACTAATTGGGAATCAATCTAAATATGGATTCGCCACATCAACAAAAAGATGAGTTGTTACAAATGGAAATACAATACTTACGTCGTGACTTGATCCAATATACCAAAAAGGTTGATTCAGTTATTGATCGGTTGGATAAACGGATTTGTGAGTTAGAAAAAGGACTCGATGAACGATTGAAAGTAATTGAAAACTGGCGTCTTGTTTTTGTAGCAAAGTTTGGAACCTACTCAGCCATTGCATTGTTTCTTGGATCAATCATTTCCACGATAGCCTACGATTGGGTAAAGACTCATCTATTATAAACTTATGGACTTAAAAACTTCAATCAAAAATGGGGTTATAGGTCTTGGAATCGCAGCCACTGCTTTTGGAGTGGTGGCTGCGGATAGTGTTTGTATGTTTGACGCTCAGGTGGTCAAGACAGAAACAAGCAAAATATGTTTCTCCAAGACAAAAGACTACGACACTTTCAAAGAGGATAGAGTAAATAAATATAAGGCGGATAAGACTGGTATGTTTTTGTGGTCTGATGAGGGTCAGGAGTTTTTGGGAATACTTCAGGTTGAGATAGATAAGAAAGGCAATTGGCAACCAGATCTATCTGTTGAAAATGAAACAGATCTAATTGATTCAGCCCTTGAATATACTAATCTTAAATAATTCTAATTATATGAATCCAGAATTCAAAAAAAGATTATTCGCTGGTTTGTGGGTAGTGGGAGCAAGCACATTGGCTTTCTTACTTACATCGCTCACACAGTTTTTGGGAGCGCTCGACTTAACTGGTTCTCCTCAGTGGTATGGGCTTGCGGTTATTATTCTTACAGCAGTAATTTCACAGGTTACAAAATACCTTAATAACACTTACGGAACTAAAAAATAACTACAAAACTTATGTTCTCTTTTATAAGGGTTCGTGACAATTACAAAGGTGGTGGAGCAGAAATTGACCCGATCCTTGTTGGAGTACCAAGTGAAGATAATACGACTGGTGGTGATACTTCTCAAAGACCGCAGACTTTTTCTATCCGACAGCATATGCCCGCGATTGCGACTCAGAAAAACTTTGATTGTGTTGGATTTGCGGGGGCGTACCTCGTTGAATATAACGAGATGAAAGAAAATGACAGATACACCGATCTGTCAGGACTTTTCATTTACGCGGAAGCTAAAAAACTTGACGGCTACGGATTCAGAGGGACTTATATCTCACGAGGGACTTATATTCCGACTGTTTGTGGAGTGGCAACCGAATGGGAATATCCGTCAATTTCTGTGCCAGATGATCCAAGAGGAATGCCAATCGTTTCTGAATCAACAGCCAAACACGCTCTTAAATACAAAGCGCAAGAATCAGTGATGATTACTCGTGGTTCGTTTGAGAATTACGAAGGAATCAAGACGGCTCTTTGGCGTTGGAAGCGACCAGTATCAATTGGGACTGTGTTTTATACCAACTCTCAACCTAATCGCAGAGGGGAATTGCCTTTACCAAAAGGCGCGGAGAAGTGGGGACATAATATCGTTGCGACTGGGTATGATGACAATGATACTAAAAGACAACTTGAGTGTGCTAATATGTTTGGTGAGTTTTGGGGTGATGCGGGATATTGTTATCTTCCAAGCGGCTTTCCAGTTTTTCCTACTGCGTGGATTTCTATTGATGAGGTAAATGTAAAGAAACCAACTAGCGATGATGCTTTGGTTGATGTAAACCGAGATTATTCAAAAGAGATCCGAAACGGAATGGTCTTGTGGGAAACCTTGTATAAAGTTTTTCCTGCCAAATCTTTACGACCCGAGCCGACTTTGGCTGGTAAAGAGTGGAAAGATATTGTCTATGCGCTTACTTACAATGATTATCGAGTGAGCGATATTATCGCTTATCTAGTTGAAAAATGTAAAGGTAACATAATTTATAATCTTAAATCAAAGAAATAATATGAAGAAAAAAACAGAAGGTAAAACTATTTTTATAGGTGATTATTCTGAAGAGAAAGAAGCATTTCCAGTTATTGTTAAAACTGGCGAGATTGAACGAATCAAGGCTTACGCCAAAACAAAAGAAGGGGCGGAACAATTTATTAAGGAATATAAAATAAAATAATTCTATGCAAATTGGTGCTGCTTCTAGTCTGTTGCTAACTGACTTACTCGGCTACACAAGATTTAAAGCGAATTCTCAAGACAATGTTAATAATCCTGCCGATGCCACAATCGTGGCATTACTTAATCTTGAAATGGGCAAACTTCAAACTCGCTTAATTGGCGAACTTCTTTTTGATTGGCAAGATAATACACTTGAGGGAACTGGAAACGGATTAAAAAATCTTACCGATGCCACACAAAGTTACGCGTGGCCGACTGGAATGCTTGCTATTGATCGTATTGAAGTGAATTATACTGGCATGGATAATGGTTGGGTTGTTGCTCGGGTTGTAAAACAACAATCTATTGACGGCGCTTTGGCTAATACTGCTAATGATAATGTTATTGAGGGTTCGTATAATAATCCGGTTGTGTGGGTTAAGAACGGATATTTTTATCTCGATCCAATTCCTTATCAGACAATTACAAACGGAATGAAGATTTACTGCGTTACAGGACTTACGGATTTGGCTATCGCGGGGACTGGAGATGCTCTTACTCCTCGTTTTCCGTCACAATTTCATCACATTCTTTCTATCGGTGCGGCAGAACAATGGTTAAAATCGCAAGATAAGTATTCAAAAGCTCAGGGGCTTGAGCAAGAGAAGGAGTTAGAGATTCAAAAGATGCTTAATTTCTATGTGAAGCGAGAAAATACAGGCACTCAATCAGGTCAAATTTCAACTAAAGCCAGATCAATGAACTAATTATGCCCAATTCAAAAGACAATAGCTGGCGAATTGCTGTCACGGCTCCCTACCCGGGCTTTGCTCCTAGTTTCTGGAAAAATAGTTACCCAAATTACGGGAATTCTAATCACGCTGGCGATATCCAAAATTGTGATATTACTGATCCCACTAAAATTACTCAGGGGGCTGGTTTAGCAACTCTTACGGCAGGAACTCAAGCCGGGGCGGTTACTACTTTGATTAAGCATATTTTGAATGTTCCAACTTCGGCTGATGTAGCGTGGGGGATTGGCGGGGCTAAACTTTATAAGATTTCAGCTACTGCGGTGGCCAACGCTGGCTCATATCCTCACACGATTGATAAAGCGGCAGTAACTGGCGAAGACGGAGAGAGTGTTTGTTCTGACGGAACTTATCTTTATTATTTTTATAATCATTCTGGAAGTGCTGGTGATATGGGTCGTCTTACTCTTGCGACTGACGCATTTGATGACGACTTTGGTTCGACCGTGCCTACTGGATTCGCGGCTCTTCAAAACGCTCCTCATCCTAGCGTGCTTGGGGATGACGGGATTGTTTATTTCGGCAACGGTAGGTATGTTGGGTACTACGACCCAGTCACCAATACCATTTCGGTTGATGAACTTGATTTGCCCGCTAGTTCGCAAGTGGTTGATTTGGTTTATGAAAACTCAAAGATTTATGCGGCAGTCAATTTTCCTAACTTAACTGGAGTAAATAATAATCAGGGCAGTATTTATGTTTGGGACACTGTGTCTAATTCGTGGGATGATTTTCCGCATCCGCGCGTTTACGGTCGGCTTGGCGCTTTAATAAATAAAGACGGGAACATTTTTGTTTTTTATCAGGACCTTTCATCAAGCGGGGGTTTCAAACTTGGGGTATTAGACGGCAACAAAATCAAACCGCTTCGTACTTTTACAGGTTCTTTGCCAAACTTCGGACAAAAGATTATCTACGACAATATGATTGCTTGGATTTCTTCGGGTGAAGTATGGATTTGGGGAAGCGCGGATGAAGAAATGCCAACTATATTTTCTCAACACGCGGACGGAGGGTTTGCTACGGTCGGAGCTTTTGCCGCGCCGTTTGGTACTCCGATGTGCGCTTCTTTTGATGGCGCTACTAGCTATAAATTAGCCAAGTTTAGCGGATATGATGTGAATTGTGCTTTTAAGTCATTGATGTTTTCTTGCGCGACTTCAATGATTGATAAAGTTATTGCTCATTTTGAGCCAACAGCCACTGGCGCGCGCGCTGATTTGCTTATTCATTATAATCGAGGCAATAGCAATCAATCAATTACTAAACAGGGTCAAACTGGAAGTATTACTCACACCAACGACACAGGCACGATTAAAAAGATTTTCAATCCTAACATCAATAATGTTGATGATTGGCGGATTGAGATTGATTGGAGCAACGGGTCGGCTACGAATGCTTTGGCGATTCGTATGATTGAGGTCTTTGGACATTGGCTTCAAAAGTAACTATGCCTGATATTGAAAACAAAACCCTACCAGATTTACTTTCAAAGGATGTTTTTGTCATCCCTACTGTTTCTAGTTTAATGCCAGAGATACTTGATTTTAGTCAAATGGCTGACACTGGAGGAGCAACACCAGAAGTCAATGCTTTACGCAGACAGACTTTCTATCAAAATGACGCGCCAACTGATGATTACAAAAAGGGCGATATTTGGATTGACACAAACGACAGTAATCACCCTTACCGTGCTAGTGATTTACTGGTTTGGACTTCAATTCGAGATACCGCCTATACTGGCCGGGCAGTTATTTATTATCAAGCTACCGCGCCTGCTAGTGGAATGAGCGCGAATGATTATTGGATAGACAGCGATGATAATATGATTTATCGGTATTCCGGCTCCGCTTGGGTAGAGGTACAGGACAATGACATCGCTCAAGCTCTCACAGACGCGTTTAACGCGCAAACTACCGCTAACACGAAGATTGTTACCTTTACGCAAGCCAGCGCGCCCACAGCGTCAGAAACAGGCGATTTATGGTTGGACTCAGATGATGGCAACAAAATGTATAGGTGGTCTGGAAGTGCTTGGGTTAGTGTTCAAGATTCAGGTATTGCGACTGCCATTGCTAACGCGGCAACGGCACAGGCCACGGCAGACGGTAAAATTATTACATTCGTTCAAACTACCGCACCAACCGCAGAAGCTACTGGCGACTTATGGGCTGATTCTGATGATGGCTATAATCTTTATAGGTGGTCTGGTACGGCTTGGATTGATATTCAAGACGGGGCTATTGCTTCGGCTCTTACGGCCGCTAATAATGCTCAATCAACTGCAGACGGCAAAATCGTTTCATTTTTTGTTGCCACTGCTCCAACCGCCGAGGCTGTCGGTGATATCTGGTTCGATACTGATGACAACAACAAACCTTATCGTTGGAGTGGTAGCGCTTGGGTGGCGGCAGAGTTTGATGTGGCTGATTGGGCTAAAATCTTTGGAGCTGGTAAGGCGGCGGATAACGCTACGGTTGGTGCTGACTGGACAACAAACCTTACAAACATCCCTAGTGGTATTTATCAATTATTTTTTAATACTACCACCCCGGGTACAGGAATGGTTACGGGGGACTATTGGATAGATTCAGATGATAACAAGATTTACAGGTATAGCGGAGCGGTTTGGGTAGAGATACAAGACGACGCAATCGGCACGGCTCTCTCAAACGCCGCCACGGCCCAAGGAACTGCTGACACTAAAATCTTGACTTATATTCAAACAACTGCTCCGACTGCTAGTGAAACGGGCGATTTATGGCTTGACAGTGATGACGCCAACAGACCTTATCGCTGGAGTGGCGCGGCTTGGGTACAGGTTCAAAACAATGTTCTTACTGACGCTGTTGTTAATAATTCATCTTTATCCAACGAATCGTGGTTTGGTGATGGTTCAGACGGTGCCCATACTACGGCAGGCGATGAAACTTTAACAGCTGATGTTTTTTATACTAATTTAACCATAACTTCGGGTGATACAATTTTTACGAATGGATATAGGATTTTTGTTAGTGGAACTTTGACTTATTCAAGTGCTGATTCAATTAACTGTAGTGGTGGGAATGGTGGAAATGGAGCGGTAGGATCAGCTGGAGGAGGGGCTGGTGGTTCGGCTGGGGCTGCTACAGCTTCTGGTTCGGTGGTTGGTGGGATGGCAGGAAAGGCTGGAGGTAATGGCGGAACTTCGGGTGGTAGTGGTGGGGATGATGGAAATAATGGCACTGATGTTGCTAAGTCTTTAGGGTCTGCTGGAGTCGCTGGTGGTAATGGTGGTGGTGCTAGTGCTAATGCAGGAGGAACAGCAGGAAGTAAAACTGGGACTGTTTTTAATGAACCTCGAAATGGTATTACTGCTTATTTACTTTTTGATACTTTGCCAAGTGGAGATTATTTGAAATCTTCGGCTGGAGGTGGATCAGGTGCTGGGGGTGATGGGAATGGTGGTACTTTACAAGGTGGTGGTGGTGGAGGTGGATCAGGTGCTGGGGGTGGAATAATTACAATTTTTGCTCGTATTATTGTTAGCACTGGAACTATTTTAGCAAAAGGTGGTAATGGTGGAAATGGTGGTCAGGGTGAGGGAACAACTCCAACATGGGGTGGTGGTGGGGGTGGTGGGGGAGCCGGTTCAGGTGGTATTGTGATCCGAGTTTATTCTTCATTAACTGACAGCGGAAGTGTTGATGTTAGTGGCGGAACTGGTGGCACTCATGGAAATGGTTATGGAACAACAGCTACTGACGGTTCAAACGGCAACGCTGGATTAAGTATTGATATACAAGTATGAAATTTGCAGTACGAAAATGGAATAATCAAATTATCGCGCGAGGTGAAAATCTTGGTAGTTTTGACGAAGACAAGTTTTATATTATTTCTTACGATCCCACTCCAGAAGAACTTCAACAATTAAAAGAAAATTATATCGCACACTGGCAGAAAAAATTAGTCTTGGAAGAAAATCCTTTAGCTAAAAATGAGAAAGAAAAACAAATTAAAAAAGATAAAGTTAAGGATATCAAAAAACTTTTAGAAGAAAATCCCACGCAAAATAATTTAATCAACGCAATCAAGGATTTATGTAACTTAATTTAATATGGCACTAAAATTATCTGGCACTACTTTAAGTGCCAATCAATTCAAAACACCAGAAGAAAAAAGGGTTATCGCACAAGCATACAGCAATGCTTTGGGTGGGGGAGGAAATGCTGGTTCAAATTATTTACAGTTTGGTACTGATAGAGTTTTTAATTTATTTATACAAGAAGCAAATCAAGTACTGAGAGATAGGGCAAGAAGTTTAACTAATGCTAGTGAGAATTATCAAAATATTATAGCTAGTGGAAATCCAGAAGATGTTAATTCTACTGGTGCAAAACTACACAAACAACAAGCTGATGCTGATAGGAGTTTTTTTACTGGTTTTGCAAATTCATTACGAGATCAAGGAGTTGAATATACTGCCCCAGAACTTAATTTAGTTCAAGATGCACAAGGTAATTATGTTGGTGGAGATGTTGGGGGAGTACAAGTGGGTCTTCCTGCACCTGCTGGTGCTACACAAGGACAAACCGCTCAGACTGTTACTCAAACTCCAAGACCAGTTAATCCAGTCGTTGCTGATATTGTCCGTCAAGGTCAAGATATTACTGAACAAGATATTTCTAGTATTTTATCTCGTTATCCTGATGCAAACAGAGAAAATGCTGTGATGTTATTACAAAGACAAGGAATGGTGTTAAATCAAGCGACAACACCTTTATATAGTGGACAGGCTAAAACACCCGCTGAAGCCGCTCTAATCGCAAAATCTGGCGCTATAGGGGCATATCAGTCGGGGGAACTTGGAATGGTAACTGCCGAACAAGCCAAAGAAGCTATTGCTAAGAACCTGCCTGAAACACCATCAAAGATTGATGGCACTGCTGTTAGCGGTGAAGAGAAACCAACGGCTGCTTCTACTTTTGTTGGTAACTATTCTTCTGATGCCACAACCAATGCAGCAATTAACAATTTCGTCAATTCTTCAATGTCTGGTTTGGAAAAAACCATAATGAGTATTTATCAAGCACAACAAACAGCAGCGGAAACGGCACGCAAGACCGTTGAAGCTGAAAGTGAATCGTTGAAAAGTGGACTTGAAGCAAACTTGACTAGCACTTATTCTCAAGACAAAGCCAAAGCGTTAATGGAAGAATACGAATTGAAAATAAAACAGGATAATTTGAAAACTATTTTGACTGACATCAATGCTGAAAAAGAAAAGATGAATTTAGGTATTACTCAAGAGGGCGAACGGATTGCGCCGCTTTCTATTCTTGGTCGTAGACAAAAAGCAGTGGAAAGTCGAGGACTGGCTCGGATTGCCACCCTTACTGGCACGGCAGAGATTATTCAGGGTGATATTGCCAATGCCAAGGATTCAATCAATTTTATGATGAGCGCAATTAACGCTGATCGTTCTGAACAAATTGACGCTTACAAGACATTATTAAGTTTGAGTGAAAATAAAGTTATCTCTTTGAAAGCTGATGAAAAAGAAGCAGTGAATAATCAAATGATAATGCTTCAAAATGAGATTACCCAAATGGAAGCAAACAAGGATAAGATTTTGGAATTGATGTTGAATTATCCTGAAGCGATTATCAAGGGCAAAGTTACGATCACAGACAGTTACGAAGACGCTATTTCAAAAATCACTCCTTTCTTGGGTGAGATTGCTGACAAGGAATATGTCAAAGATATTATGGGTAAATATCCTGACGCTAATATATTGCCAAGTGATTCTCTTGCTGTGGCTCAAGCTAAATTGAAAACTAGCAAGATTTATCAAGAACAGGTGAGAGCGCCGAGCGGTAGTAGTACGGTTAAGAGTTCTATTTCTGCCGATGAAAAAGCAATGTATGAAGATATCTCTAAAGGTCAAGATGATTTAAGAGCAGGAACTTCGTGGGGATCAGTTTATAATACAATAAAATCTAAATGGGGTGTTCCAGATGATATCTTGGATTCATTACTTGGTGGTGGTATTGATGAAGAAGGTCTAGCGTGGGGTTGGGCAAAACCCGGTGCTTATCAAGAATTTAAAGGAAGTACGGGATCGGATCAATTATTATTACAGATGCTTCAAAAATAACAAATATGGCGATTGACTTCAATAAAATTAGAGATAATCTTAATTCTGGTGGTGGTACAACATTACAAAAAACTAAAATTGATTTTGATAAGATTAGAAAAAATCTTAATATTGTTCAAATTCAAAAAACAAAGCCGACTGTCCAACCATTACCAAAAATTGAAACTCCAATCGCTAAACAGGAACAAGTATTAAGAGCGGTAAATAAATCTTCAACGCTTCAAAAAGTATTTCAGGCAGTTGCCGAACCAGTAAAGCTTTTCGCAAAATCAATAATTACCAAGAAAATTCCAACAATCAGAGAAGTAAAAACAGCATTTTCTACTCCATTGATTAAAGAACAAATCTACGGGAAACCATTTTTTGTTAGTGATGAAGAACAGCAGGCACGAGATTGGGCGGTAGTTCAATTAACAAAGCAAACTGGTTTAGATCAGTCTTTCGTTGATAAACATCTTTCCGATATTACAAAAGAATTAGGAATAAGACAAATACCAACAACAAGAGAGGTTTTAGATGTGATGATTACACTCCCGGTTGTGGCAGGTTTAATGACAAATCCAGTAACTACTATTCTTGGGGTTGGTGGTTTTGTAGCCATTACTGAAGCGATAAGTTATGGTGTTTCAAAAGCCAAAAAAGAACCTTTTAAGTTATTACAATCAAAAGGACTGTCTGAATTATTACCAGACGCGACAAATCAACTAAGTCGAGATGTAGTAGATATTCTTCAATTTTTTGGTACGGGTGTTTTACTTAACGGTGCTTATAAAAAAGCTCCGGAATTAAAAGTAAAATTAACAAAAGATTTTTTTGCCGAATATAAATTTCCAGAAAAACTTTATATTGAAGGCAACAAGGTAAAATCAATTTTTCAGACAGGAGAAAAGATCAGTTTGCAAGAAATGGAATTAGTTAAGTCTTTGGGTCTAACTGGTCAACAATATAAGAATGCGTTTGAGAATGGTTTGAGTATTGAAGTACCTGCCACAGAAGTGGTCACAATGACTGATAAACCATATTGGAGCAAAATTAAATCATTATTTAAGGTCAAGCCAACATCAGAAGTTATCAGTACCTCACAACTTGGAAAGCCAAAATTAACTCCTCGCGCGTTATTACAAGAAGGGAAACCCGGTGAGATTATTCCTCAAACACCAGATGCAAAACTACCTGAAATAACTCCTACCCCAAAAATTGATTTTGGAAAAATCCGTGAGAAAATTAAAATAAAGGAAGAACCCAAACTGGAAAAACCAACTATCACAAAACAAATTCAATTAACCACTACTTTTGATACGCCTGAAACTGAGATGTTAGGTAAAATTGAAAGTGAACTTTTAGATAGTTTGAAACTAGCTGAAGCTGGAAAACGACAACTTATTAGAACACTTGAGGGTGAAACAATGGGGATTATTGGTGTAAAATCTTCATTTCCAGATTGGTTGCCACAAGATTTAAGATTGAAAAAAATTATTGATCCAACTCTTGAACACATAATGTCTGGCACATTGCCATTAAAGGTTTCTGAAATTAGACTTTATAATTTAATTCAAGAAAAAATCGATTCGTTAGCAAACGCAAAAGATGAAATTGTGACTGAATTAAATTTGAACTTAGAAGATCCGTTTGCGGAGTTTGAGAAAAAATCACAACAAATTGACGACTTAATCACTAAGACACAACAAGAATATGACAACGAAAAACTTAATTTATCTAGAGAGCAAATTACAGATATTGAAAGCACTCAAAGAGAGATTAAAAAAACGCAGACAGATGCAAGAAAATGGCAACAAGATGTAACAGACCTTGATGCTCAAATCAGAACGATTAAGAAACCCTCAAAAGAAAAATCATTGATAGATGGATCAGATACGGACTTGAATAAAGCTCACGGACTTACGGCAAAAAAATGGAGTGTGAAAATGGCACAAGAACCGGAAGTAAAGGAAACAATCAATAAAACTGAAATTCTATCTTGGGCGGAAAAAACTTTTAACGTTCCGATTAAATCAAAAGTCACTCATAAATGGAAAATGGCAGGAATGTATTATCCACAAAAACAGATTATCCGCATGGAAAAGTGGGGAGAGTTTTCTGTGTTTGCACACGAACTTTCTCATCACATAGATTTAACTACCCTGAAAAAATCTCATCTGGAGGGATGGAGAAAGGGATCGTTGGGTTTTCAGAAAGAACTGGCTGACTTGGATTACGACCAAACCAAACGCAGAACAACCGAGGGTTTTGCAGAATACATGAGATACAGATTGACTACTGACGAAGCACAAAGTCGCGCGCCGGTGTTTCATGCTTTCTTCAATGAGTTTTTACAGAAAAACCCAAAGTTGAAAAATCAACTTGCCGGTCTGCAAGAACGTTTTGATATTTGGCATAAACAAGGCGCGGAAAATCGTATCATCCAACATATTGATTGGAAAGGCGAGTACTCCCAGATTAAGGGGATAGTACCAAAACTAAAGCTGGCTTTTAAGTTTATACAAGAAAAGTTTAATGATGAGTTTTATACTCCACAGAAGATTGTTAGGGGGATTGAAGCGGTTATAGGAAGAAGGTTGAAACCTACGGAAAATCCTGCAAAGATGATGGAGTATTCCAAATCCAAAGCTGGATCAATTGCAAGGACTTTTATCATGGATGCGGCGATTGATGAGTATGGGGGTGTCTTGGGGCCGAGCATGGTTGAAATTCTCAAGCCAATCTCCAATAAAGAAATACGGCAATTTATTGCTTATGCAGTTTCAAAACGCGCGTTGAACCTTGCCGAGCGAAACATTGAAAGTGGTTTTGATATTGATGATGCAAAGTTTGTTGTTGAAAAATACAAAGATAGGGGGTGGGACGAGCAGGCCAAAGGATTAACTGATTGGTCTAATCATCTCTTGGGTTGGTTGGTGCGCGCTGGAGGACTAGACACAAAAGCAACTCAACTCATGCGCGATCTCAATCCTATCTATTTACCATTCAAACGAGCGTTCTTAGATTCTGTCGGCGTGATTAAAGGTGGTGGTGGATTTGTTGATACTGGCGTAGGGGTACAAAAAATTAAAGGGAGTGCAAGACCGATTATCAATCCTATTGAAGCAATGATCGCGCAAACAAGAGAGCTGATTGGAAAGGCACAAAAATTAAGAGTGGCCAAACTCTTTGCTGATCTTTCCTATAACGAAGGGTTGGGTGGGTTCATTACTGAAGTTCCCGCGCCGATGAAAGCGACAACCTTTAGTGCAGAAAAAATAAAAGGGTATGTTGAAGAAGTGGGTGGTGATACTGCCAATCTTGATGATTTTCTTACCGTGTTTACACAAGATTTTGCATACAGAGGAAAAGAAAATATCATCTCTATTTGGAGAAATGGTGAACAAAAATTCTATGAAATACATCCTGATTTATATGAATCTTTTAAGGGTATTGATCCATTGAAGTTGGGGCCGGTGGCCAAACTTCTTGCTCCATTTTCTCGTATGCTTCGTTTGGGTGCAACGGGACTTAAAGTTTCATTTGGTCTGGCCCGCAATCCTTTCCGCGATGCTTTGAGTTATGTAGTTTTCTCTGAAAGAAAAACTGCTACTATTTTTGATCCAGTTCTAGGAATGTACCAAAGTGTTTCTACAAAGCCCGGGGAGTTGACATGGAGATTCAAGAAACTTGGTGGTGCGTTATCGGGACAAATTGGATACGACAGATCAGCAACAATGGATACCTATGATGAGGTACTTCAGGCAAAATTAGGAGTAAAGGGCAAAGTATTAAAGATTGTAAAACATCCCATAAACGCACTGCGTGATATTCTGTCTGTTACTGAAATGGGGCCGCGCAGTTCCGAGCTTGAAAAAAACTATGATATGCACAAAAAGAATAACCCCTCTTGGTCGGAAGAAGATATTTTTGTGCAATCGTTTCTTGATGCTCAAGATGTTACCGTAAATTTCACAAAGTCGGGAAAATGGGCGAAACAATTAAATGAAATATCAGCGTTTTTCAACGTAGCTATCCGTGGCCCAGAAAAACTTTACCGAACCATGAGAAACAAGCCGATTCAAACAACGGTTAAGGGGCTTTTATGGCTTACCCTAATCGCAATCGGTTCATGGTATAAAAACAAAGATAAGGAGTGGTACAAAAATCTTCCTCCTGCATATAAATACAATAATCTTTATTTTGAAATTGGTGATAATGTGTTTCGTTTGCCCATTCCTTTTGAACTAGGAATGTTGTTTATGGCCGCTCCACAAGCCATGCTAGATAATGCAATGGGGGATGATGAAGCACTAAAAGGATTGCTTGAAATCGCAAAATCTCAAGTTCCTGATCCTACACCTTCGGCTTTCGGTCCGATTATTGATGTTGCGTCTAACCGAAATTATATGGGCATACCGATTGAATCGGAAGGAATGCAATATCTCTATCCAACTGAACGAAAAAAAGACTATACATCTCGTTTTGCGATTGAAACATCCAAAGGTCTTGATAAAATTGGTATCCATCTATCCCCTGTTCAGCTTGATTATTTGCTCAATACCTATTCTGGAGGATTTGGCAGACAGTTTGATTTCGCAAATAAAAGTCAACTTGAAGACTTACCCATTCTTTCTGATATCATGTTGAAAGATAAAGATTTCCCGCGCCGACAAGTCAATGAGTTTTTTAATGATTATGAATACCTATCGCAAAAGAAGCATTCCGACCTTGCTACACGGGAGGATCTACTGAAGTTATACAAAATAGATGGATTTTACAAACTCTATAACTTACTTTCTAAGATGATCAAAGAAGCCAAAAAAAACAAGAATGAGGATTTGGTTAAACGCACCAACAAAACTATGAGCAACTTACTTAAAAAATATGGATATGATTGATGCTCTAAAAGATGTCCTTATCTATTATTCTAAAAAAATATAAACTTAAATAAAAAAATGGATCACGAAATTAAAATTATATTTTGTCTTGGTATAATGGTTGGAGTTTTCGCCACGGTTCTTGTTTTTTCAGTACTTTAAAAGAAGATAAAAAACCGCCCCATCAATTGGGGCGTGTTTTCTTTTTATACACTATCCATTTCCCTGTATCTCTCAAATATTGAGCAAGATGTTCAGGGTTTTGCGGTTTTGGTTTAGGTTCTTCTTGGATTAACTTCATTGTCAGTCCAAGTTTTTTTACTACTTCTTCTTCCATATCCTCGCCAATACAAATAATATCACCTCTCACTTGGTTGTTTTGGGTTAACAAATTATTCACTCCAAACATTGCTTGTTTTGGCGTAAAGGCTTTTATAAGGTGAGGTTGAAGTTTTATGTCTATTGATTCGCCAAATTCAGAAGACACAAATATGTAGATTTTTGGTTTGATTTCTTCCAGTGGCATATTAAAGATATTTATCCCATAATGTCAAAAGTGTCCACCACATACCTATTGCTAAACCAATTATCAACCCCCCGATAAAAGTCATTATTCCTCTCATAAATTATTCTGCTGGCGCCGGGGTTGGCGTTGGGGCGGGAGTTACAACTGGTTGAGTATTACACTTGGTACTATCAATCATTGTGATTGATTCTCTATCAAATGTTAGGGTTAGCGATCCTGTTTCTTTCATTTGCTTATAGATTGCCGCTACTACGGCTTGCTGTCCGCTGATTGATATTCGGTTGATATAATTTACTCCGAGGATGTAAAGATTGAACCCTGCTGATCCGAGGATCAATAATCCAACCACTACATAAACCACGATCTTGATGATTTTTTTATTCATATTGTTTATTATTTTTTAGAATTGATTCTAATAAATCAATTGCGTGATCTGCGCCCTTGCATTCTATAGCGAGAACGCCAGAGCATTTATTTAATTCTTCTATCCACTCTTTTTGAGTTTTACTCAAACTTCCCCCCTTTCTTCTTTTTAATTCTATGAACACCAGCAGACCTTTAATTATACACAGTATATCTGGTATTCCCGATCTTACACCCATTGCTTTATTCTTTCTTTTTTGATTCCAACTTGTTGTGTAAGTTGAATTTGGTATAGCGGTAAATTTAATTTTGTTCCATTCCAGCCAATCAACTAAGGCGATCTGTTCTTGTTCTTCTGTGGGCAATAATTCATCTGGTACATTTTTCATAATTTATAAATAGTGTTATAATTAAATTACAATGAGGAAACCTATCCCAGTAAGCGGAAGGTGCGGACTGAAGTCAAGTCATCGCAAACCCAAGCGGAAAGGAAAGAAGAAAGATGGCAAGAGTGATTCTCGTGGCTCATTCGAGAGCCGACAGACTGCGGATTTCGAAAGGCCTCGTCGACCTGGGACACACCGTTACGGCGCTGTCCAACGGCAACGACGCCATTCGACTTCTCTCTCCTAGGCATCGCGACAACTTCCAGCTTCTCATCACGGCAATCGACTTGCCAGGACAGTCGGGCTATCGGATCGTGAAGTTCGTGCGAGAGGAGATTCCACTCATGCCCATTATCGCGCTGTGCGCGCTCGTGGAGCACGTGAATCGTCTTCCGCCCGATGTCTTCATCGTGATGAAGCCCTACGATCTCGCGTTCATGAGGGACATCGTCCCGATCGCTCTCGATCATCGGCTGGACTGGCAGAGGAAAGGAGGTGATCCACTTCGTCGGTAGGTTCGTGGGGCGTTACGGCTACTCCGTATCCACGCCCCTTTTT